CAAACAGGAACGCTTACGGCTGAACCGCCATTAGGGAATAATATGCGAGCCTGTGAATGTATTGGTGAACCTGCACCGTATAGCGTTGCGGCTTGCTGTGCTGATGTGATTTGTACCGGAGATAATGACAGCCCCGACTGATTAGCCGTATTTGCCTCTCCAAAGATGGAAATATTTTGCGGTAGATTTGGTGAGGATGTGTTGAAATACCCCTTTTGGAGCATATACCCCATTACCGCCGCTACGGCATTTTGTGAAACTGCATTACTTCCCATACCCCGAAAGTATAGGGGTAAATAAAGGCGGATAAATTTTTACCCTTTAAATGGGAAAATCATTTTATGACAGGACGTAGTTCACATAATCGACCCACCGGAACTCTTTTTCACCAAGTTCTTTGCCGAGTTTGTAGACGATTATTTCACGCATTGCCATATTGTAGATCCTGCAATCGAACATGTGGTTTTGTGAGGCAGATGTTTTCTTTACCCAGCGGAACTCTATGCCACCATCTTTGTTTTCAATGCGTGTGCGGTGCTCACTTTCATAGTGCTCAAAGAAATTGACTAAGCCATATAGCCCGTCTTTTGGTTGCGGGTAGTTCATAAAGTTTGGGGGCTGCTCACCTTCGCCCGTTTCCCATCTTAGCTGCATCATAGTAGCCAGCATGTCTTTCATTACTCCTACCTGCAGAAAATAAACATCATTGCGATACTTGCCGACATTGAATAATGACAAGTTGCCGCCCTGCTGCACATACTTTTCTTCTTTGTTACCCCGAACACCTACGCATGGATTTTCAGGGTTCTTACCTATCGACCAATCCAAGAAGTCATGCGCATAATCCGAGTAAGCGCTGCAGTCAATAGCTGGCATGTTGATAAAGAAGTTGCCTCCCATATCGTCCTTATACATTTCCCGAATAATACGGTTGTATTCAGGCCATACAGAGTTTGCTTTGCCGTGTTCATAAGTCCACCGCTCCCTATCTTCTTTATTCTTACGTGTATTCTCTCTTGGGATGAAAGTACCAATACTTCCGTGCTTGATTGAATAGCTTGCCCCGCTTTCAGACCATGCGACAATCTCATAGTCCAGCCTTGCATCTTCAACTGTACCGTTCATATCAGAACCAAGCGTAACAAGCACAATATGCCCGTTGCCGTCTTTAATGCTCAACTTCTCAGGTATAGTGCCAATCTCGTAATCATGGGTATTGCGCATGATAGATGTAGCTTTCGGACTTTCCGTAGATGCTTCATACGTTTCACCAAGACAGGTATTTACGAATGTCTTCCAAAGGTTCTCATCACGAACACCTCCCGGGTGCGCTTCAAGATAATCCTGTACGTAGTGTTTCCAGTCATACATACCTAATGGTGCATATAATGATGAAATATGGTAGCTGTAAAACCCTTCTCTTTTTGGTCGTGCCGTGGGTTGCCAGTGTCCCGCATTAAGCAACTCATGCTTATTCTTATCATTGAAAAACCCACCGCATTTCTGACAGATATAACCAACACTGTTATCAATTATCTCATTTTGCTCGTCAAGCTTCCATGTAATGCCCCCCGTTATTTCTCCTTCGGTCACAGTCCATCGCCATTCTATAAATTCACCGCAGCAAGGACACGGAGTAAGATATTTTCTTTGGTCGCCAAGCAAATAAGCTGGCTCGATGTTGGATGTTTCCTTTAGCTCGGGCGTAGATATGTACCCTATCTTATGGCTGTCTGCATAAGCCGCAAAACGCCCTTCAATGAGTTTTCTTGTACTGCCACTCTCTTTAGATCGGTTCTTTGCACTCTCGAAGTCATCAATAAGCCCGTATTTAAGGCTCACATCACGCCATTCCTTGTGGTTATTTGGGGTTGTTATGTTGATAAAGCCACCTGCAAAGTCTTTTTTGGTGTTCGTGTCGCCTGATTTTTGAAGCTTAGCACGTTTCACCTGCGGCTTAATGTATTGCCTCAATTTTGCGTTATCTATGCCCAAATCAAGCTTTTCGACAGATTTATCTATCAAATCAGGTGCGCCGACCGTAAAGTAGGTGTTTGCGGGGCTACATTTGATAATCCAGAGCAAAACGGGGATAATAACACCTGCAGATATACCTATTTGCAGCCCTTTCATTACTGCTATCCATCTTGCAGGGTGGTCTTCGGCGTAACAATCTATTATCTCTCGGCAATAAGGCGTGCGTGAGTAGCTATAAGGACCAGGAAACGGCTTGCCCATGATAACATTCTCCTCCGTCCAGTCGCTCGGCTTCTGTGTTGATAGCTGTGCAACTCCCGAATTTATAATATCGGCAAGCTGTTGGGAGTATAGATTGTTATCGTTGAACATTACATTTACTATGGCTTTTCAATCATGTTTAATTTACTTATAGCTTCGTGTATAGTAAGTTCGTAAAGTCTTTCTCGAAGTCTTTCATCATTATCACTTTCAATTATGCCCTCACGTTCAATACGTGCTATATCTTCACGCTGCTTATTCATTACCTCCTTTATGGCGTCCTTATATTCTGCCATTTGAGCTACGCCAACATATTTTTCAAGTAATTTATCTATGTTCATGTGGTTAATATTTTAAAACTGCTCCCATTGTGGATATTATCAATACTCCTATTTGCCCTGTATATCATTTCACTTGCGGCACTTACCTTGTTATAAACTTCAACATTAAACATTGCACTTCGATCATTTGCCGCATCTCCTACGCTATCTATAAACGCCTGTATTTGTTCAATTTCTTCTCGCTTTCTACACATTTTTTGCCAAAATGGAAATGCAACTCTCATTTGCCAATATGGGTGGTAAGACGGCAAACAGTGATATGTGCACCTACCGATAAACTCGAAAGGATTTTTTATGGACTTACTGTATTGCCAATTAGCATTTAACGATTTAGTATAGCTACCCCACGTGTACGCTATTTTGCGTTTATATGTTTTTAGGCAGGGGAACTGGTACATTGGCTATCCCATTTGGCAATATTTTCAGCGGCATACTTGTAAATATGCGTCATAAGTTGCAGGCAATACTCCGCAAATACAAGGCCGCAGTAATGGTCATCTTGTACGAAATTCATACAACCATCCCACTTAATATTTCCTTTTATACTTTCACTTTGGCCGAAAGTGGATAACTCCATATTCTCTTCGTTCATCCCCTCTATTCGGGTAGCAATAAAGTCCATATTGTAATCACTAGCACTATACTCAACCTTAAACCAACAATCTGCATAGTAAACAATTTCGCTTTTCATATATTTAGTTTTAAACTTACGCTCTTTCTCCCACGCCCCTCGATTGGGCGAAGTCATTAACAATACTATCTACTGCCTTTACACTTAGCTGTGTAGCCTTACGGATGGATGAATTAATTCCTTCCGTCCAGCGGCCTTTAATATCTGCAACCTTAGAAGCGGGAATATCATAAGCTTTCGCAACTGCTCGCAACTCTTCATCCATCATTATCTTAATCTCGTTCACAACGAATACATTGTGCTGCAGAAAAACAGGCTTTACCAACTCTGACGGGATAACAATACCTTTTAGCTTTTCAATCTTGATCTGGTCGAGTTCTGCTGCTCGCTCAGTTTTCTTGGCAAGGAAGTGTTTGTAACGCTTATCTGAAATGTGTAAAGGGAGTATGCCGTTCTCGTCCTCTTCGTCTATATCATTATCCGGCTCAACGCCCACAGGTTTATATGTTTCTTCACGGGGTATTTGTTTTACCTCGGTCTTTTGGGAATGAGATACAAGAAAGGAATGGTTTACGGGATTGTCAGTGTCTATCATGCCGTCAACATCATAAACCACCTTACCCCTTTGCTTATATATTGATAAGGTTTTAGTAGTCTCCTTTGTCAGCGCTGCGAAATCCTTCTTTGTGTACTTAGCCATGACTTACTTTGTCATTATTTATAACAAATGTAACTACAATTCCAATATAATTGACTACACTTTGACTACATGAGCAAAATAATATCATACATAGGCGGAAATGCGGTGTCCCATACATTGCATGATACGATGGTTTTCGTAGGAGTACCTTAACATTTAATTAACAAATAATTAACAATGTGGATATCTCAATAAGAGGCTAAATGCGGGCGGTTATGACATATGCATAGCACAATATGGGTTTGTTAATGCCCAGCCCGTAAGTAGGATATATATTTGCTGAATGGATCGTTAGGGGTATTGGCAATCCTGACCGTTGCCTCTATGTAGCGTTTTGCATTTCCAAATACAACGGTATCATCATAGAAGCTATCACTATCACCACATATACGCAACTCTGATACGTTATTATCATTCAGGTATTTACAGAATGATGATAGGCGATTAGTCCAATGCTTGTAGTAATCTATGCGGTCTGCTACAAATTCATCCTCTATGGGCTTGCTAAGCATCTCAAGCCTTGCATTACACCAGTCGATAGCAACCTGCACATCAGTGATGGGAGCATCATAATGGGTATATATGCCATCGTGGCTATCAACATCCTGAAATACTGCAAGCCTGTCAAAATGAACATAAACATGCTCGCCAGTCTTCATTGTTGCTATACCTGCGCATTCTGTACCCATATCGGTCATTTTATGCGCTCCCTGACGTTTCATCTCGCTATCGCTTATGAAAGTCGAACGCTAAGGAATGTTATTAATTATTATAAAGTTTGTGGTTTTTCTTGACATTTCCAAACTTATATTGTAAGCTTTGTTGGGCGTGCGTTTGAGGTGGGCTGATTGCATGAGTAATAGTTCTATTTATAAGAATGTAGGTCTATGGCTTGTTTTCACGGATTTGTGTTACGTGCGTTACTTTTAAAATCCCCCGATCCGCTCACTCTCCACACGTAGTTTCTGCCTGGTCATCTTGGCGTAAGTGCCAACGATCTTTAGCGAAACACCGAGTAATTGGGCTATGTACTCATAACTAAATCCCCGTTCAAGATGCAGGGTAGCACATGTGTGACGTCCTGTGTGTGTCGTTACGTGCTTTTGAATATTGGCTATAATGGCTATGCTTTTAAGTACCGTACGGGCATGCTGTTGCGGTTCTGTCCAGTTTAGGTTATTATCAGCCATGTACTTTATGACCTTTGCGAGAATAGGATAATCACGGAGGGATAAGTAAACCGGCTCACCGTTCTTTGTGGCGCCTACTTTTAGTGCATTATCATGTATCAGCTTCTCTATCCTGAATTTACCCCAGTCTGATACACGTATGCCTGCGAAACATTCTACCAGGAAGAATGCAGCAACCTTTTTTATCTCATCGCTGTAATCTTTGCTTAATACACCCTGTATGCGTATGCACTCGTCATAGGTAAGATAAGGCTTTACAGGCTGTTCGTACTTTGGGAGCTTCCATTCTTTGAACGGGTAATACTGCGTGATGCCTCTCTTTTTGGCGTGGCTCATTACGATGCGCAGCCACTTAAATGCACTGATAGATGTGTTGCTAGCGTGTTTAAGTGTCTTTAACTGATAGTCGTGGTATAATGTGAGCCATACGGGTGTGATGTCTGCAAATGCTAGATTTTCCCGGTAATTGAGTAAATGGTTCTGTTCAACCGTCCAGCGTCTTAGATTACCGCCTGTGTAGTTCTTCAGCACTTCTTTTGCATACTCATGGAAACCTTTAGGACCTGAATGGCGAAGTGTTGCGATATCAGCGGGCTGCGTGTCTTTGCCAGTGCTGAGCTCATTGGTGAGTATTTCTTTTTCGATCTCGTTACGTCTACGGTTTATCTTGGCATTAAGCAGGTTGCTATTATCAACATTAGACGTGATGGCTGTACCAGTCCAGTTATCCGGATGGACACGTACACCCGTTGTAAAGTAGGTTCTTTTGCGGTTTGCGGTGACACAGACGGCTATCTGGCATAATCCATCCTTATTTACTTTATCTGCCCGTAATACTATTCTTATCGTTGTAGCCATAGGGTAACACAAGGGGGTAACACGAATAGATACAAATGTATGGTATAATTTCCCTTAAACGCCCCCTTATTCCCACTTTGATAAAATACGTGAATACCATATAATGCAATAGGAGCGCTGTGAGTGGCGCTCCTATTAGTTTTCCTCTGTGACCTTGTCAGGATTCAAACCTGAAACCTTCTCATCCGTAGTGAGATGCTCTATTCAGTTGAGCTACAAAGCCATACCCGTTTGGGAGTGCAAAGATACAAAACGAACATTATTTTACAAATAGTTTTTACGATAACGTAAATTATTTCAACTTTGACGGGTATATGCACATAGAAATATGGTCTGTAGGAAAAGAGAATGAGTCATTTATAGAGGATGGACTGCGCTATTATTTCCAGAAAACGAAGCCATATAACAGCATAGAGCTTGTGGTATTGCAACTGCCCAAGAAAGCCGCAACAACAGACACAGAAAGGGCAAAGCTGGCAGAAGAAGAAATGATACTAAAACGACTACAGCCACACCATTACCTGGTACTGCTCGATGAGCGGGGGAAGCAACTTAATTCACTGCAATGGTCGCAACAATTTCAGCAGTGTATGAACCAAGGTGTTAAAACGCTGGTAATACTTATAGGCGGGGCATTTGGCGTTACAGATAAAATACGCGCGCAGGCAAGGCAATGTT